GCTCGGCTGCCGAAGCCGATGTCTGTGCAGAAGTATCCGAAGAACCAGTGGACGCAGCTGGTGTCTCGGTCGAGTGTTGTGGTGGATAAGAGGAAGAATCCGACTGGTTCGACCACTCGGGTGTACACGGGGCTGTTCCCGGAGTATTACCGGCCGGGCGGCGTGCTATACAAGCCCTAGCTATACGTTGTAGTGAAAAGTAAGTAAAGTGATCAGAAGGCTGTGGTTTGTCGCTACGTAGAGGAGCGCGGATACACAGACTTCCAGAGATGGAGAGTTGATGGCTGGTAAGGCTGGACCTGCGGGATCTGGATTGATTCCTCCGGCGTCAGGGTCACGGAAAGACGATGACACTGATCTGGATCGGGACCAGGATGAATCATCTGAAGACGAAGACATCGACGGCGTACCGCCTGTAGAGGACGAGGACGACGGTGACGATGATCTCGACGAAGATGACGGCGATGGGATAGATCTCGACGAAGTTGAGCGGCGTATTGAACAGCGTCTGGAGCAGAAGTTCCAACGGAGGTTCGATAAGGCCGTGTCGAAAGCTCGGAGAAATCTGGAACGTCAATACGAGTCGCGGCAGTCCACCCGTGATGAGGACGACGATGATGACGATGACGACGAGGCGGGAAGCCCTCCCCCGAGAAAGCGGCGTCAGGTCCAGCGTCGGAGCCGGAACGTGGATGTGACTTCGATCCGTATCTTGGCTCGCGACATGGTGTCCGATCAGATGACTGGTACAGGCTTGCAAGAGCGGAAGGTCGTCAAGTCGGTGCTGGACGCGGTGCTTCCGATGGTGGATTGGAGTCTGGCTGACGAAGAGGACTTCGTTGCCGACCTGGTTGAGAGGCTGTCTGCTGCTTCGGTGGAGCTGGTGAAGACCGGTTCTGATCGTAAGGTGGCTCAGCTTCGCCGGATGGGTGCTCTTCCTGAGCGGAAGGGTCAGCCGTCTGGTCAGGCTTCCAGTGGCGGTAGGGGAACTTTGGAGAAGGCCATGAGGAAGGGTGCTGCTGCTGCACAGGAGCGGTTCCCTGATGGTAAGCGGCGGCTTCTGCGATAGGGAGACACGATGGCTTGGCGTCCCCAGATCGTCCGCACCGATGCCAGCGCGCCTGCGGGCCTGACCGAAGAGGTTGAGTTCCTGGCGTCTGAGCACTACACCGTCAAGCGCATCGGCGTCACTCTGGATGCCTCGCTTGTTGGTGCGGACGCAAACGGCGACAAGATTTTGAAGAAGGGCACTGTTCTGGGGCGGGTTACCGCTACTGGACGTTACGGTGCCTACAACAATGGCGTTTCTGACGGTCGAGAAGTCGCTAAGGGCTTCCTGATGGAGTCGGTGAACCTGAAGTACGGCAACGCCGTGACCGGGATGATCATCTCGGGGTCGGTTATCGGTGTCCGGTGCTCCGGACTTGATACTGGCGCTCTGACTGACCTGGCCGGTCAGTTCACGTTCCAGTAAGCCGGAGTAGGAGGGCAAAGAGATGGCTTTTTGGGAGCTTGAGGAGCTTTCGAACCCGACGTTCCTGGGGTTCATTCGCTCCATTCCCGAGCCTCAGGAGTTCCTGGGAGGAACCGAGGGGTTCCTGCCGAACCGTACTGTGCCGACCCTGGAGTATGAGTACATCCTGGGTGCTGGTGGTCAGGCCGCGAAGGCTTCGATCATGGCGCATGTCATGGGTTGGGACTCTGAGGCTCCGATTGCGTCGCGTCGGGTGCCTCCGGGCCTTGCTCCGGCCACGGTCCGTGGTGAGCTGCCTCCGATCAAGCGGAAGGCGAAGCTTTCCGAGAAGGAGATCATCAAGTTCAAGCAGCCTCGCCCTGGCACGTCTGACAGGACTGATGCGCTTGACTACGTCTACGACTCCACTGTGGAGCTTGTGACGGCGGTCCAGTCTCGACTGGAGTGGCTGCGCATGCAGGCCATTTCGGAGGACCGGCTGGTTATCGACCAGGAAGGTATCGACGTCTCCATCGACTTCGGTATCCCGTCCACGCAGCAGTACAACATCAACACGGACAACAACCTGTCCACGTGGTGGGAAGACACGGTCAACTCCAACCCGGTTGCTGACCTTGACTACGTCTGCAACCAGTACGAGATTGACCATCAGGGGCTTCGCCCGTCTCGGATGGTCTGCGACACGACGACCCGCCAGGTTCTGTTGATGAACGACAACCTGCGGGAGCTGGTCCGGGGTCCTGGTGCTCCGACGTTCCGTATGACCGAGGACGAGCTGAACTCGCTGTTCTCGATCTACCAGCTGCCGTCGCTGATTAACTACGATGTGACGCTCCTTGAGGAGAACCACGATGGGACTCTGGTCCCTGTAAGGCCGTTTAACCGGCGTAAGGTCGTTCTCCTTCCTTCCTCCTCCGTGACCCTGGGAAACACGTTGCTGGGACCGACAGCGGAGGCTAGGAACATTCCTGGAGTGGGTTACACCCCGTACGCTCCTGGCATCGTTGGTTCGGTGTACGGCAAGGACGAGCCTCCGTCCGAATGGATCAAGGTGGCTGCGGTTGCGTTCCCGACTCTGCCTGGTGCGGAGTTCGTCGTCCAGATGACGGTCCGGAACGACCTGACGTAAGAGGAGGGGACGTGGAAGCGTTCGACCCTGAAGAGCACACCGTAGACGACGTCAACGCCTACCTGGCAGGGGTTGACGACGAAGAGAAGTTCCGCGTCCTCGAAACCGAACGACAGGGTAGGAACCGCAAGGGCATCACGGAAGGTCCGTTTGCTACCGCACCGGCTACCGTGGAAGACCAGCTTAAGGAGGTTCGATCTATGTCGATGCCTATGGAGGCGGTGGCCGGTAACCAGCAGCCGATCACCGTCACGAACTCGAAGTTCAACGACAACATCGTCACGTACACCGTGAAGGTTCAGCCTACGGTTGGCCTTGATGGTGGTGACGGTACCCGTCCTGACCGGGCGACGAAGCTGGCTGACAACGTGTGGACGCCGTTCAAGCCGCCTGCGTCGTTCCAGTCGCCTACGCCTCCGCCCAACTACATCTGGACGAAGAGCCTGGGTTGGGTGGCTGCTGCGTACAACGCCCGGGAGAGCACGACGAACGACACGGCTGACATGCCCGGCACGCTCACGCTGTACTAGGACGGGTAATGCCTACGGTAGATGTTGGGTGGTTCTCAACGTTCACTGGCATCACGCTGGGGGACGATGAGACCACCCGCGTCACTGTTCTGCTGGACAGGGCACGAC